TGCGGTAAAGATCCAGCGTACTTTCTCAACAATTATGCAAGAATTTCACACCCGCTTCACGGGTTGATTTTGTTTAATACCTATGATTTCCAAGATGATCTTCTGAAAGACTTTAATGATTATCGCTTCAATGTCATCTTAAAGGCACGCCAATTAGGAATCTCAACGATTACTGCAGGCTACATCACTTGGATGATGTTGTTTCATCGCGATAAAGCCATTCTTGTTATGGCAACCAAGTTTGCAACAGCCGGAAACTTGGTTAAAAAAGTCAAGAACATTATGAGAAATGTGCCAGAGTGGCTCAAGATAGCAACTATCTCGGTAGACAACCGTACCTCTTTTGAGTTGTCAAATGGATCATCCATTAAAGCTACATCTACTTCCGGTGATGCAGGTCGTTCAGAAGCCCTGTCTCTCTTGGTTCTAGATGAGGCCGCTCACATCGAAGGGTTAGAAGAGTTGTGGACCGGTCTATATCCCACGCTGTCAACTGGTGGTCGATGCATCGCGCTTTCAACACCAAACGGTGTTGGAAACTGGTTTCATAAAACTTGCATGGATTCCGAAGGCGGCCTTAACAACTTTAACTTAACAACTCTTCCGTGGGATGTTCATCCCGATCGTGGTGAAGAATGGTATAAGAAAGAAACCAGAAATATGTCCAAGCGACAGATTGCCCAAGAGCTACAGTGTAATTTCAACACATCTGGTGAGACCGTTATTGATCCTGATTGTATGGAATGGATGCTATCAAATGTTCGCGAACCAAAACACAAGACCGGCTTTGATAGAAATTTTTGGATTTGGGAAGAATATGATCCCTCATGCAGTTATCTGCTTGTGGCCGATGTTGCTCGCGGCGATGGTGCGGATTATTCCACTTTTCATATTGTGAAATTAGAGACCTTGGAGATTATCGGAGAATACCAAGGAAAACCAACTTTAGATATGTATGCCAATATGCTAAATGAGGTAGGGAAAGAGTTTGGTAATTGTATGGTTGTGGTTGAAAATAACAATGTTGGCTTCACTGTGCTGGAAAAACTCAACGAAACTCGGTACCCCAACTTATATCATTCGATCAAGTCAACACACGAATATATTGACCAGCATACGGCTGAACATCTTAATTCGTCTGTTCCGGGATTCACCACATCTATGAAGACTAGACCTCTTATCATAGCGAAATTAGAAGAGTTTATCAGAAATAAACTAATTACAATATATTCGTCCCGAACCGTGAGCGAGATGAAGACTTTTATTTGGAGGAACGGCAAGCCCCAAGCGATGAAAGGATACCATGATGACCTGATCATGGCTCTCGCGATTGCTTGCTGGGTTAGAGATACTGCAATACAACATAGTGCCAGAGAACTTAATTATAAGAAAGCGTTTTTAAATGCGGTATATAAAACAAACACTAAAATGAACACTCAAATTAAAGGCCAACAAGGCTACAAAAAAGATGAATTGTTTGATAAAATGAATGAAGCAAAAAACATATATGACCAATATAAATGGATTATTAAGTGAGAATATAAATGGCAGACAATAGAAATAAAAAATACGACAGCGGCAGAAACCCACTAAATCAACAAAATGATTTATTCAAAGCGCTTACAAGGTTGTTTTCAGGCCCAATTGTAAACTATCGTTCACAAACTGGTACCAAGATCAGACGCCAGCACTTAGATAAATTTTCATCAAGATTCAGAACAGCATCCGGTCAACAGTTTAAGAAGTCCCAATACAGCCCTCTTGATAACCTTGCACTCAATGCGATGCAAAATCAACGACGCGTCGAGAGATATATTGATTTTGATCAGATGGAGTATATGCCAGAGATTGCATCCGCCTTAGATATCTATGCAGATGAGATGACAACATATTCTGATTTGCGACCGATGCTGAACATCAAATGTAGCAATGAAGAAATCAAAGCCGTGTTGGCAAATTTATATAGCAAGGTTTTAAATGTTGAATATAACTTATTCGGCTGGGCTCGCACAATGTGTAAATACGGAGATTTCTTTTTGTATCTCGACATGGATGATAGGTTTGGGGTTCAATCGGTTATTTCTCTCCCGATTACAGAAGTTGAGAGACTCGAAGGACAAGATTCAACCAATCCTAATTATATCCAGTATCAATGGAACAGTGCCGGCATGACATTTGAAAATTGGCAAGTTGCACATTTTAGAGTATTAGGTAACGATAAGCACTCACCATATGGTACATCTATCTTAGATCCTGCGCGCCGTATTTTTAGACAATTGACCCTTGTTGAAGATGCAATGATGGCCTATCGTATTATTCGCTCATCTGAAAGAAGATTGTTCAAGATTGATGTCGGTGGCATTCCACCAAATGATATCGAGCAATATATGGAAAAGATTGTTAGCAACCTTAAGCGCCACTCGGTTATCGATCAAAAGACCGGCCGCGTTGATATGCGATATAATCCGATGAGCATCGAAGAAGACTATTTTATTCCAGTCCGCCCGGGCTCCGCTACCGAGGTAACCAACTTGGCCGGCGGTCAGAACACAGCAGCTGTTGAAGACGTGAAGTATCTTCGCGATAAACTATTTGCAGCACTTAAAATTCCACAACCATACCTTTCTATGGGCGAGGGCGCCTCCGAAGACAAGACTACGTTAGCACAAAAAGACATCCGTTTTGCTCGGACGATCCAAAGACTACAGCGCGTGATCATTCATGAACTTGAAAAGGTTGGTATTATTCATCTTTATACTCTTGGTTTCCGCGGAGACGATCTGATTAACTTCAAGCTTGCTCTCAACAATCCTTCTAAGATTGCTGAAATGCAAGAGATTGAATTCTGGAAAGCTAAATTCGATATCGCCGCATCTGCCACAGAGGGATACTTTTCTCGCCGCTGGGTTACAGAACATATCTTTGGCATGTCCAATGAAGAGTTTGTTAGAAACCAAAGAGAAATTTATTATGATCGGAAGTATGATGCTTCACTGCAACAGGTCGCAGAAGCCGCTGCAGCCGGCGAAACTGCAGGTGCTCTCGGGGGCGACATGGGGGGTGATTTAGGCGGAGATCTGGCCCTTGATGATGTTGGGATGGAAGGTGGTGCCGAAGAAATGCCGGCCGGCGATGCTGACATGGAAGAACCAGCCGGCGAAGAATCACCACTTCTGGCCGTGCCTCCCGGATCTCGCGATTCAGACAGGCTTAGCACATACAAGAAAAGCACATATGTAAGAAAAGATGGTACTAATGATGGTAGAAAATCATCAGGCCCTCGACAGAGGAATATTGCAGGCCACGGGAATAACGAGATGCGCGGAAATTCTACAAGATCCAAGTTTAAGGGCATTAGCGACTTAGCAAAGTCTACGGTACCGAGCATCGCAAAAGGTATTTATGAACAAGATCAATCTACTTATACATTGGAAGAGTCCAAAGAAGAACAAAGACTTTTTGAAGTTAACGATTCTTTAAAGCAATTAATCAATGGTTTAGAGAATAAAGAAAAAACAAATATGGAGCAAAATGATGAAAACTAAGTACAATAAGAAAAGGAACACCGCGTTCATTTTTGAAGTGCTGATTAGAGAAGGAACATCGGCAATCTTACAGGGAGATCATGATAGAAAAAACACAGTAGTTAAACTAGTCAAGAAACATTTTACGCCAGATTCAGTGTTATATAAACACCTGCAATGTTATCAATCTCTCTATGAGACCAGCGGCTTAGAACGAAAGACGTGCGAGAAGATCATGCGAGAAGCAAAATTAGCTCACCGAGTCTTGGATCCACACGGCTTATTTGTGAGTCAGACTGATTTGATAAAGGATGTTAACAAAGAACTAGAGCCCTCTGTATTTAATAATTTTGTTCCGAACTATAAATCTCTAGCGAACATACACAAGATGTTTTCAACCAAGATTAGCCCCAAAAACTCAGTAATGCTTGAAGAGCTAGTGTTGGAACACATGTCGAGAGTCGAAGAAGATGAAGAACAATTGGAGATTGATAACGTAGTAGTAGAATCGTTCGTCGATAAGTTTAACACAAAATATGACAGTAAGCTGTTGGCAGAACAGAAGCAGCTTTTAAACTTATACATTAGTTCTTTTGTGGACAATTCTTTAGAATTAAAGATGTATCTAAATGAAGAGATTGGCAGACTGAAAGAAAAATTACGTGAATCAAAAAATCATGAAAACGTTTCATCAGATGATTCTATGGTTGAAAAAACAGAACAAGTCTTGGAACTGTTGGAAGATTATAAGAACATCGAAGCGGATCAAAGTATGTTGTTGACTATTTTAAAAGTGCAACAATTAGTTGGGGAAATCGAAGACAATGCCAGTAGTGATTAGAATAGGCCCGGAGGCCAATGCTAAAAAGGTTAGACTAGAGATCGATGCTAGGCAATCGCTTAATGGCGATGTGATGATTTTTGATCATGGAGATATTGATATCATTCTATCTCCGTCAGCAAACAAGGTGGTAGCTTTCCCCAAAGAGACCATGTCTGATATGGTTTATGGCGCACAAAACAGATTAATGACACAATTATTTAAAAAGGGAATACTTGTACCCGAAAGCATCCAAGCCGGCTCGTACTTTGGAGCACTTGAAGGCACGATTCAGGAATCGATAAACCCAGATATTAATGGGCCGAAATTAGCGCTTATTAACATATCGCGATTTATCGAAGAAGAGCGACCCTACTTTGAGAATAAGGAAGCTATCATCTCTATGACAGACGATGAGCTTATGCACCCAGAAAAGGAAGACTCTACAGAGTTAGGTGAAGTGCCACAATCTACGGAGAAGGGATCAATGAAAAGACAATTCGTTCGCGATCCCTATTCACTGAATTATATTTACACAGTTTAAACAGAGAGGAAAATGGAATTATTAGCTTTTATCTTATGCGCCTATGGGCTCACACAAATACTGGTATACGGAAAGATACTTAACGACATAAGACCAAAAGAAGGCTATTTAGGAGAATTATTTAAGTGCCCCATGTGCATGGGTTTCCATGCCGGGTGGTTTTTAATGCTACTTTCTCCGTTCACCGAACTATTTAGTTTTGATGTATGTGTAGCGAACTTTTTTATACTAGGTTGGCTATCGTCAGGAACTTCATATGTTCTTAACATGATTTTTGGAGACGAAGGAATTAAGCATGAACACAAACACTTGGATGACTAAATGGATGCTGCAGCCTGTAAGACGCTGCTGCAAGGGGTCTTAACTATGAAGATCACTGAAAAAGAACTGATACAAATTATCAACGAAGAAGTTAGAGATATGATCGAAAACGATGATATTGACGAAGGCGTCCTCGACAGACTGAAGGCTAAAGGCGCTGGCGCCCTTTCTTCTGTTGGGAGTAAAATAGCCGGCAAGATACCCGGCGGTGCAAACGCCTCAGCTGAGATGGCGACCAACGCCAAGTTAAAACAGACCGCTTCTGTGATGGGTTCATATGCCCAGCATATGCTTAAGCTTAGACAGAAACTAGAGCAAGATGTAACCAAACTCGGCCTAGGCGAAATGCCCGATATCAAGAAAGTGTCACAAGCAATTGAACAGGCCCGGGCCTTAACACAAGACACAGCAGACAAAGCGCCTAAAGACGAGAGATTCCGCCTAGCAGTACAGGCCGCGGCAGCAGAAATGACCGGCGCAACACCAGCAGCCGCCACACCAGCAGCCGCTGAACCTGCTGCAGCCACACCAGCAGCCACTGAACCTGCCGCAGCCACACCAGCAGCCGCTGAACCTGCCGCAGCCGAACCTGCAGCCGCTGAACCTGCCGCAGCCGAACCTGCAGCCGCTGAACCTGCCGCAGCACCAGCAGCCGCCGAGCCAACAGCGGCATCTGCTGAAGAAAGCGAGGAAGAAAGAGCACGTAGAGCCGCAGCACAGCGCACGACTCAGCAAGCTAATACGACCGCCAACGAAAGCAAAGTGAAAAAGGCCGAGACCCTGAACGAACAACTTCAAAAAATCTCAGAGAGATGGGGGTTTGGTAAATAATGTCAAAGAAACTACTTAGAGAATATTATGCATTGTGTGAAGGCGGCGTATGTCAAGATCTCCTCACAGAAGAAGAAAAACGTTATGTTGCTGACGGCGGTATGATTCTTTCTGGAATTATGCAAATGACCGAAACACAAAACGGCAATGGTAGGGTTTACCCCCACACTACAATGATACGCGAAGTTAAAAACTACGAGAAGCTTGTTAAAGAATGTCGTGCGCTTGGCGAATTAGATCACCCAGACGATTCTGTTATCAATCTTAAGAATGCATCCCACATGGTGACTGCGATCTGGATGGAAGGCAAGAATGTCATGGGCAAGATTAAAGTCTTAGAGACTCCATCCGGCAAGATCCTCAAGGAACTGGTCAACGGTGGTGTTACAGTAGGTGTTTCTTCCCGCGGCATGGGCTCTGTGCGAGAAGAGAAGGGGCAAACAATGGTCGAAGATGATTTTCAATTGATTTGTTTTGATATGGTCTCCGAACCATCAACGCCCGGCGCATTTATGATGCGCGAAGCTAAAGAATTTAACAATAATGTATTCACAAAGGCCGATAAAATCAACCGGCTTTTAAATGAGGTTTTAAGTGAAGAAGAGTGATTTAAAAGAATTGATCAAGCCGCTCGTCAAAGAGTGCATCCATGAAGTTCTTCTTGAAGAAGGGCTTTTGTCCAATGTTGTTTCAGAGGTTGCTAAGGGTCTTGGCAGCGCTCCGGTTATAACAGAACAAGCCGAACAGCCTGTTAGAGTAGCGCCACCAAAGAAACGAAGCTATAACCAAGATAGAAAAAAGCTTATGGATGCAATAGGTAACGAAGCATATAACGGTGTTAATTTGTTTGAAGGCACCACACCCACACCAGCCCAACAAGAACAAGCTGCCGGCTCCGTTGATATGGGAGATCCCCGCGATGCTGGCGTAGATATTGGTTCTATTCTTGGGCATTCTTCAAAGATTTGGGAATCAATGAATAAGGGGAAACGATGAGTAGAAAAGCAGCAAATGTTAAAGTGACTTCAAAAGAGTGCCGCGGCAATACCGAAAGAATGATCAGAAGGTTTATTAAGAAAACCAAAAAAGCAAAGATTGTTGAACAAGTTAGAGATAGAAGATATTATAAGAAGCCTTCCGATAAGAAGCGCGAGGATCGCAAAAAAGCAGACCGTAGAAGAATCCGAGACGAACTTAAAAGACAAAGAGCATTAGAAAAACGTATGAGAAAAAATAGATGACTATTTATATTTGTAAAGCAAAAAAGGGATTAAAGCATGTCGGTTTATAAAGCAACAAGTTGGGGTCGCACTCGCAGGCCCAAAAGCTTACGAGACGATAACCCGATCGGCACGAAAGAAACACCGACAGCCACCACTGTGATCACGGCCTCGGCTACTATACTAGATAACGGTATAAGTAAAACTTCCACTGATGGTGGTCTGCACCTTAATGGGTTGGTAACAGAAAATCAGAGGTATCTACATGTTTACGTTGAAGGCGCCGGCGCCCGGGCCGTGCAAGTGTATGGTTATACTTATGCCTCTGGCAAGTGGGCTCCAATTATGGAACATGATGGTGATGGTACCCGCTCTGTTATGACTGCTACAACGGACAGTGGTGCTGCTAGGCACTACATTTTTGAAATTGCAGGTATTGATAGGGTAGCATTTGTAAAATCAACCACCGACGCGCCAACACTCTATGCAGCGGCCAGCACTTTTTAAAGGTTTAAAGTTCAATGACTAATTACAATTATACAAACAAGGTGAGAGGCGAATAATGGCGACGTACAAAGCAACAAGTTGGGGTCGTACCCGCCGCCCGAAGACTCTCACAGACAGCAATCCAGTTGCAACTAAAGAAACACCTTCGGCGGTAGCAGTCATCGCCGCGGCCGGCTCTTTATCTGCCGCTTTGTCCAGCACTACTGCCGGGGAGAATGGTTACATTACAGAAAATCAAAAGTTCTTGCATGTATATGTTGATGATTTGACGGGCACTGACGATGATCTATCTGTGTTTATATATGGTTATACTTATACTTCTGGTAAGTGGGCACCTCTTTTAGAGCGCGATGGTGACGGCACCCGCTCTATAATGGAGCCAAGCTGTGGTACTAGTGGTGTAGGTCGGCACTTTATTTTTGAGATTGATGGTATTGATAGGATTGCTTTTGTTAAGTCTGCTACTGCGGTACCAGACAATGTTTTCGCAGCGTGTAGCACTTTCTAAGGAGTTTGTTGAATGAGTTTTGGATGGGCATATGTAGACTGTGATGCATCAGCGCTTGGACCTACGGGGTCTATACAGTTCATGTCAGGTGGTGGTGTAACCACCGGCTCGGCAAAGATGATGTATCACACCACCTCGGTAGGTGGCTACCAACCGAGCACCATGGTGCTTTCTGGTAACTTAATTGTAACCGGGTCAGTATCAGCCAGTATTTTTCATTATGAGAATGTTACTAGAATTGATGCGACCGGCTCCACATACTTTGGTAATTCCAATGACGACACCCATTCTAGAATTGGTAGTTTAATCGTCAAAAATGCTGCAGGCGTTAAAGTCTTAAGTGCTAGCATTGGTGATCAAGCTGTTCATGTACGCGGCCTTAATGTTATATATGAGGCTGTTACGGTTACATCATATACAGCCAGTACACCCTCTTATATTCTGGGTGTTCAGAATAGCAATAATGTTAGAATTCAAATTCCTAGCGCATCCACCTACGGTTCGGGCGCTCTCTTAATAGTAAAAGATGAAGCACCCACTCGCGCTGGTACAAATATTATTCTAACAGGCTCCGGGGGCTATACTTTCGACAATACCCCATCCTACACACTTACAGGATCAATGCCGGCAATTAGTTTATATTCTAATGGCGCCAACTGGTTTGTCTTCTAATTAATTAAGGAGGCACACAAATGGCTTACAATAATATGTCGGGTACTGTGTTCCTTCCGGCTGAACTACGACCGCGAATGGATATTGCAGTAGCAACCATCCTTTCAGGCAACCTAAGTACATCAGACGGCGGTTCGGTTATTAATGTACCGCGCGTTTCCAATGCCACCAACAATTCAATTATAACAAATGTTGGCGGTGATGCGAACACACTGACATGCGAGAGTAATTTAAAGTTTGATGGCTCCCTACTAAGTGTTGTTGGTGGTCTAAGTGCCAGTGTGAATGTTTCAGCTTCCGCGTTCTACGGCGATGGTAGCAATCTTATAAATGTCAAAGCGGACCATGTTGTAGCCGAGGGTCCCGCCCACTCGATTCAGTTTCACGACTCTTCTGATGGTGACCTGACCGGGTCACTAAACTTTACCTTTCAGAACGACATACTGAAACTTGGCGGAGGTCTCAAAATGAACCGCCGTGCAATCAGTGCCACAGCAACTGCCTCCTCTACAGATTACTTTATTGGAGTTGATACTACAAGTGCTGCGGTGGACCTTCGATTACCGAGCGCTGCTACTTTATTAAGTGGTCAAACGCTGGTCATAAAAGACGAAGGCGGCGCCGCACACACAAATAAGATCACTATTTTGGCATCAGGATCACAAACAATCGACAGTCAAAATTCAGTTGTTTTAGAGTCACCCTATGCATCGTTGCAGCTTTATTGTAACGGCCTTGATAAATATCATATTTTCTAATTTTTATTACCCCCCCCACGGACTATTTATAGTCGAGCGGGTATTCTTTATCTGGATCAAATCTGGATAGGTGTATCTCGTTCACCCATAATAAAAACTATAAAATGGAGGGTTTTAAAATATGGCTTATAAATTTCAAACCTTAGCCGCTACTATGAGTGGATCTCTTACACAAGAGGGCACTTTTACGGTTAAGAACGATGCTGGTACTACAGCATTTACCGCCACCGATGCAGGTGTGGTTTCCGGTTCTGGAAACTTTTCTGTTGGTGGCACTGTTTCGCTTCTCGGTGTCGCTGACGCCGCAATCGCAAACGCTGCTGATTCGCTTTACTTCAAAGATGCTACTGATGGTCTCGTAAAGAGCGAAGCAGTTTCCGACTTTGTTTCGGGAATTGCTGGCCCCGGTGTCGCTGAGGTCGGTGGTGCTCTTGAGCTTGATATCTCTGAGTATGGCGCCCTTGGAGGTGCTTCTCTTCATCAGACCCAAGATACTTTCTTGTTCTCTGATAACGGCACTCTTAAGACTGTAACTTTCAGTAACCTTGAAGATTCAATTCTTGCTAACATTTCCGGCGATGCTACTGTTGCTGCTGGTGGTACTCTCACTATCGCTAGCGATGCTGTTGAGCCATCGATGATGAATATCTTTGATGATTCTTTGGCTGCGACCACTACTCACTTCTTGATTGCTGATGGAACTGATTACAGTTCTTTCGCTCTTAGCGGTGATGTAACTTGTACC